TAGAAGACCAGACTTAGAAAACTTAATATTTTTTCTATCATCCTTGATAGCGCCTGGCCATTCCAACTGCAGGTAAGGTTGCTTCTGCGTATTTGTTTCACGACTATAAAACTTTTTAGAATAAAAGTTTGTTGCTGATACTGATGTATCAACGCCAGCTGCAGTGGCCTCAGTTGCATCTTTACATTCTTGAGCATTTGACATTCTAAAAAGAAAGCCATGATCTGCAGATCCACCATTAGCAATAGAAGTTCCTGTAGCGTAATTAAGAAAAGCCTTGAAATAATCAGTAACATCTATTTTAAGGTTTTCTTCACCATTAACAAAACTTGCTGAGCCGGAATTAGAATCATAAACTGCAGTTGCATATCCCAAATAATTATTGGCACCTGTCTGACCAGCATTACTATCTGTTTTCCATGCAACTAAATTTGTGGCTGATAATGCATTAGCAAAACCTGTGTTACTAAAGTTATCATTATCTAACCCGCGCCCTTCGATCCAGTTTGATGTAATAGGGAAGCTCCATATATCAAAATTTTCTGGCACCGTATCAGTAGATGGCGTATTAAACATATAAATGTAAGCAGATACAGTTGAATCAGTTCTTGGGTCGGGATACTTACCAGTGCTTACAATACCAGCACTTAGAGAAGTAAGACCAAACTTAACCAACATTCTTGCCCACTCTTTTCTATCATCACGGCGATCATTAACTTTATTCCACACTTCTAATACTGGTGTTAAACCGAAATTAGCAGTTGTAGAATACTCCGTAATCCAAGTATCTATTTTTGAAAATGCTCTTGCGTAGCTCATTTTATTCTCTCATTAATATCCGCCGCTACCTACAGATCCTGCAACTCCCGCTGCCGCTGCTGCAGCTGTAGATTGATCTGCGAATCGTCCAATAATATCAAAATTAGGATACTTTAATTCCCATACTGAATTTTCTGGAAACTTTAAAATACCACTGCTAGTATTAGCGTTAATATTAAACTCTGTGCCAGAATAAGTTCTTGAACCAACAGTAGTGGTTTTGTTTACTATTTTTAAATTTGGAACAGACCTAATCTTTTGCAATGATTGAAGACGCGCCTGTATGTCTGGAATAATAATACTATCATTAAAATTAGTGCGAGCCGTATCAAATACTCTTTGTAACACCATAATACATTCCATAAGAGCTTCTTGTGAGTTTGCATCAGCTTGGGGCACTATTGTAAAATCAACACCCACATTAATGATGCGGCCACTAGTTAATTTTACTGTATCAGAGAAGGATTTGAAATTTTTAACATAGGACTCTATATTGTTTTTTATTACATCCGAAGGTAATGTTAACTGTTTTTGATTATTTCTAGTTATTAAAAACATTTCAACACCCATACTATTATTTGGATCTTTTCTTACAAAGCTTCTAAAGACACTTCCAAATTGAGCTGGCATAGACATTATTCTAGCTTGATAATCTTGTAAAGTTACACATCGCAATTGAGATCCCATATTATATACGGCGTTCTCTCTAATTGAAGCTACTGATTCTGCCTGTTCTCCACCACTAGCTTGTTCGCCATTATTACAAGCTAAGCTATTAGTAATATTTGTTACTACAGTAGCAGATAACGAATCCAAATTAGGAGCTGCAAATACTAAATCCTTATTTATTATTCTTGTTAAGCTACCTACTCCTACATTAGTAGCTACACCACCACCAGCCCTATAAGTTATAGTAAGATCTGTGTTTTGTGGCGCAACGCCTAGGGATTTAGTTTTTAGGAAATTAGTAGAATCAATCGCTGCTGGAGCAAATCCCGATGGAGATCCACGTAATGTAGGAGGTAAAACAAAATCATTAGGATTTGGAATAACATCGGCATCTGCCTCCATTAATACTCCAGGCCCAAATCTTACTGAAGTTAGCCCAGTTGGGTCACGCTCTACTACATACCTTTTAGGAACTCTTTTTAATCTCATAATATACCCAGCATCGCCCGAGCTACTGCTAGTATTAACTTCACCAGTAAAAATAGTATCTCTAGCTAAACTATCAACTTCAAAATATTCACTACCATCACTGGCTGAAACAGACATTATTTCATTAATGTTAGAGTCTGGTAAAGTAATCTTTAAAAATTTCACCGGATCATCTGCTCGATATCTGAATATTTTTGAGATACCAGCAACTGCAGAAACACCTGACACACTTACTGTAGTAGTAGCACCTGCAGTTTGTATTATTCTATTCGCAGGGCTTGAAAAATCTACATCACTTAAAGTTTCAAAAGCAATTACAGGGTCATAGTTAGTTAAAACAGTTGCTCCCTTTTTTAGGGTAAATAAAGTTTCCGCAGATGTGGTGTTGGTAAAATTAGCAGACACTGCAAGGTTTACTACAGCAGGCGTTTGATTTTTTGGTTTATAACCAAAATTCTGAGCCAATGAAACTATATTTTTTAATTCTACGGCACGATTAATATATGCCTCATTAACTTGCCGATCAACATTGAAACTTAAAACATCCCCTACATAGGCGATTAACTCTAATAAAGCCATTCCTCCCGATGCATCATTAAAATCACGCCAGTCGCTAGGAAAGTGTCTTTTAACATAATCTATGAGGTCAGCTTTAATAGAATCAAAATCTTTGGATAAATAATTAATATCTCTATTTGTAGTTATAGGCATTTTAGCTCTCAGGGTTGTTCAAAGTTATGTCTACATTATCAACTAATGCGCTTTGATCACTAATTGCATAAGACATATTTATTCTTATTTTGTTATTACCTAATATTGGTTCTTCTTCTTGCGTCACCATCTGTATGTTAAGTATTCTTATATAAGGTAAATATGTTTGAATGGCTGTTTCTATTTCTAGCCTCATATTTTCAAATGTTTCTTCTCTTGTAATAGGCTCAAATAGTTGTCCTTGCAATACAGGTATATTAGTTCCTAGTTCACCGTGCATTACTCTTTCACCTTTAGTAGTTAGAAGTAAGGTTTTTATATTTTCTCTTACTGCACTAATAGTGTCGGTGTTCCCTTGAAAAAAACCTCGCCTATAAGACTTAAGCGGGAATTTTAAATTAATAGAGTTTACACTAGCCGCATATTTTGCTTTATTGGCAAGAATTTGTTGTCTATCTTGATCAGTAGAAACATAACCATCTGGATAGAAAGGGTCTACAGCTGTGTCAGGTCCACTAAAATTTTCTCTTGGCATAATATATTCTCAACTAATTGACAAATTGATTCTTACTCAAAAACTGATTAACCTTTAATGTTAACTTACTTAATCTTTCACGTTGACTAGTAAACTTACTAATTACTTCTTCTAAACCATTATCCACCTGCCCTGTTTTTATACCTAATTCAGTTTTCTCCATATTTTTTGGTGGTGACCCAGGCATCGGGCTTGCTTGTGCAGTAGTTTCTTTATCGGTTTGTACAGGTGCCGTAAATCTTGGATTTTCAGCACCTCCAATAATAGTTTCAAAATTAATTTGTTGCTTTCTATTTCTAGTACGGAGGCGACCCGTACTTACCACCTTTGGCGGCTGCGGAATAGAAGTTTTTCCGCCTGGTACATATATTCTTCGTGCAGCCCCTCCGGAGCCTGGTACAGCAACAACGCGTCCAGGTAATTGAACGGTTATATCGGGTTGTTGCTGTAATATAGGTCGTGTTCTATAAGTATCCTTAACTTCTATTGTTTTTTCTAAATTCAAATCTATTTTTGGAAGAGCATGAGTATGATCTAAAAAGGCATCTAATAAAAGTTGAGTGGAAGAAGCAAACTCTGAAACTGTATTCATCATCTCTTTAATCAAATTAAAAGATTGTTGTTGTTGAGCAGCTAATTTCTCACCAAGTACTTGTCTATATAAAACACCACTAATGTTACGAGAAGAAATATTATAAATCTCATCAGCGATGTTGACGATCATTCCTTTATCATCGCCCTCTAACTCTCCAGTTTGCTTTTCACCATAAAAACTTTGATAATTATAATCTCCTAACCTTCTTATAGAGGAGTCAACAAAATGAATGGTTTTAGTTTTAGTAATACCTATAGACGGATCAATACTTCTTACAATCCCAGAGTCAAGATCAACTTCACCTTCGGCCAGGCGCGGCTTGAATCCAACAAGTAACCCAGAACCATTAAGTGGGGCTTGCTCAGACGTAGTTTGATATTCAAAACTATTAACTTGATCTTTAGATGTTAATTGACCGTCCATTCTAATACCCTGTTCTAAAACTCCTTTTTTATTATTTTTATTAAAAGAGTGCCTTAAGTAAGTTTTAGTTCGACCTTGCTGAACAACATCTCCATAAGTCATAGGTATTGAAACATTAGAAAACTCAGAAGAGGGCATTTTATTTTCAAATTTTTTCCGTAGCTCCCTAACATCAAAAGAAAAGCCATACCTATACTGGTTGCTAGTTTCAGGGTCGTTTATTCCCACATAATCACGGGCATAACTTATATTCAATGGACTAGAGTCATTAATTCTTCCAATATAATAACCCTTAGAAGAAAATTCCGAGTTTTCTTTTAAAATTAAAACTTCTTCACCAATTTCTGGAATACATATAGTATGCATTGGAAAAAGAGGCGGATAATAAATTTTATCTTGTGTAGCTAATGGATTTTCAACGTCGTCATCTACTCCAATAATTTTTGCAAACACACTAAAAGGAGGCGCGACACTAGCAAACGTAGTGGACTTTAAAGCTTGGAAATCAACATCTATAACTATACCTTTAAAAATTAAAGTAGGAGCTATTTGAGTTATACCTTCAGCTACATTATAGGTAGACTGAATATACTCAGCGCTTCTATTATCGTGCCTAAAAAGGTTTGAAGGTCCAAAATTCATTTACTTATCTCAACATCTTTAATTTGCGCGCCGTTATCTTCCAAAATTTTCTCTAGATACACCAATTCTTTTCTCGTTTCTGCTATCTTTTGAGTTACTTTTTCAAGAGCCTGCAGCATATTGTCATAAACTATTAAAAGCTCACAATAGCGCGCTGCATTTTCTCGTAACTCTTTTTCATCCATATCAACCTATGAAATCTTCTCTAACAGAAAAATAATTCATCTTTATCTTTTTTAAAGATTTCGTTATCTTTCGACTTGGTAAATCTGTTGCCTCTCTAATATAGACATACAGCTGCTTCTTATTATAAATATTAAATCTCTCATAGTTTTTGAGTATATCGTTGACTATTTCTAAAACAGCAAAATCATCTCTTGTATAGTTATCTTTGGCGTCCCAATCGTCAAAGTCTCCAATGATTTCATTTATAAACTCTTCATTATGTCGCACGACTTCATCTTCCTCGTATGCATGTATACTAATATTCTGCACAATTATATCTTGATTATCATCATCAATAAATCGTTTGTTTT